GTCTCATCCTTAAAAATATCCTGATTTTCAACTACTAATCCGCCTTTAACTTTAGTTACTGTAAAAGTCCCTCTATTGTTTGCATTAAAACCTGTTCCATAAATGTTAACATAGTCGTTTACTCTAACTTTACCAACAGAAGGATTAGTTCCTCCTGACCACGTAGCTCTAATAACTCCACCAGCTTCTAGTGAAAGACTCCACTGAGTAAGCGGCTGTCCTGTTGTAGGTCTGATGGCTGGGAATTTAATCTTATTGTTAGACTTACCTCCCAAAACTCTTATCGAAGAAGAAGGTCCAGAAGTTCCAGATATCAATAGAACATACGGTCCAAGACCGTCGTCTTTAACAAAAGCAGCTCCACGCCTACCAAGTTTTCTAATTTGCTTGGTAATTGTATCGGCAACTTCTTGAGCTGTAGCTGCGTTGATGTTTGTGAAGTCTACAGATTCGAAAACTATTTCTAATTCAGATTCATCGTCGAAACCTATTTTTAAAGTATCTCCGCTAAACAACTGATAAGGCTCAACTTCCGTAGAAGCTACTGAAGCTCTAGTTAGTTCTTCGCCATATACAACTTCTAAAATTTGAAGGATTAGATCTCTAACCTGCTTTCTATTAACTACTTGAATACCTAGTTTTCTAAAAACTTCATCGGAAAGACCTACGCTATCTGGTCTAACAATATCTCTATCCGCAAGTCTAGAGTCTAGATACTTCTCTTCTGCTTTTACAATATAAAGACTGTCGTTTACAGCCTCTACGTTGTTAATTAAATGAAGAGAGCCTTGAGCTAAAGCGTTTAAGATAGCGTTTGTATTTTTCCCGCGAATTGCAGGATTTAAATATGATCTTAATCTTTTATATTCTTTTTCTTGATCTGACATATTTTACTCTATTTTCGAAACTGAAATATCGTTAATAATATCTATCACTCTAGGCTTTTCAATTGCATTAACTGTAATAATATCGTTAGCAGCATCGTAAGCTGGAGAGCTAATTGATACGGCAAATACGCCCGGTATCACGTTAACAGCAGATACGATATCTGAAATTGCAATAGCTTCACCAATCTTAGTAGAGTTAATTAACGCGGCTACGTTATTTCTAACCTGTTCTGAAACTCGGCTGAACGGTATACCTGTTCTAACTCTGACGTTGATAGAAACTTTAATTCTCTTAAATAGAGGCGGCTTGATGTAAATTTCAGCTCCTGCAGCGGCGACGCCCGGAAACGTAACGCTATCTCTAGGATCTCCATAAACGATTTTATTTGCCTGAGCAATAAGTCCTGTATGGTATCTGTAAGAATCTAGTCCTCTCTTAATTAACGTAGGGAAGCTGGTTTTACCGACGCCTTCTACAGTTACAACACCGATAGCGTTTATTTTTTCAAACTGACCGATAGAATCTGTAACAATTAAGAAGTTGTCAGAATTAGACGGGTCAACTGACGTATATTGAATTTTCTTATAACCTGTATATGCAGTACCTTCTTGAACGTAAATCTGAACAGAGGTTCCTGTTAAAGAAACTTCTGTTTTTACGGTTAGAAGATTTGAAATTAAAACACGACTCTTATCCAGAACTTTTTGAATAGAATAAGATCCTTGATTACTTTCTCCTAATACAGTACCTGCTATTACAAACAAATCACCCGACCTAGTACTTTCGTAAGGAGAAAATACCATAGAAGTAGTGTGAGACTTAAGTACGTTACCGCCAACTCCAGTTACTGAAATACCAGACTCTGCAATAGCTTTAGCGTTTGCACACTCTACATATGACTTAGAGCCTTGTTCAATAATTGTAATTGTAAGTTCGTTAACATCAACGTTCACAGCATTCACCGCTGGACCGATATCGTCAAAAACTACAGTTACAACACTTCCATTAGAAGTAGCTGAAACCCCAGCTAATGCGTTAATATCTGTTTGAACAATAAAAGCTATGGCGTCTGCAGACTCAGTACCTGTGATGTTATGTTGAACACCTGTTCTTCCAATAATCATCGGATCGCTGGACAAGCCGTTAACATCGAACCAATTGTAGTATCCTGTTCCGCTGTTTGGAAGATCCCACTGAAATTTAGTTCCGCCAGCAATTTGAGACCCTGTAGGGCATTCTATTGTAAACTTACCATTTTCAGCTCGGTTAAATTTAGTAACCATGAACTGACCTTGGTTGACTGAGCTAAACGCCGTACCTAGAATCAACGTATCCCCAAGCTCACAGTTTTCAAAAGTAGGCTCTGTTCCTGTACCGTTCCATTCGATTCTCATATCTCCTGCAACTT